TATATGGTCAGAACCTCCTTTTTCATATAAAATCCAGTCTAAAACTCCTTTTGTTGTTATAGCCATTATCAATGTATATTTAACAAATACTTTATTATCCGTTGTTATTTTATCCAATCTTTTTCCAATATGCTCTCTTCCATATCGTATATTTAAGCCAATAGACACACTTGTTTCATCAATTGCTATAATATCATCCATTTTATATTTTTTAATTTTATCATAAAATTTTTTGTATTCTTCTTCATAATCAATTGGTTTATTATATCTTACATCTGGTTTATGTTTTATTTGTATTTTTTTGTATGAAAGATTATTTTGTCTTATTATATTTGATAAATGTGTTTTTGATAATGTAATATATAAATTGGATGAATTGTCTAATAAATTAATTAAAAATAAAAAATTTTATTATACAGAAGGAAGAATTGGATATGAATTTTTTAATGAATATATAAAATCCAGACTTGATAAATATAGTTTAAAAAATATTAATGAATTTTGGAAAGGATTAGAAAATGACGATAAATATTTAGAAATTAAAACAATTTATTTCAAAGGTATGAATTTGTGTTATTACACAGAATTAATTTTATTAGATGTGGATTCAAAATATATACCAGTACTTATAGAAAATATTAACACATCAAGTCCTTATTGTTTAGAAAAAAATTATTGGGAATTGGATTTAGATGATGAGGATTCAGAAGAAAAATATATCAAATTAAAAGAAATAAATCACAATTTATTTCCAATTTTTAATAAAGAAAAATTTACTCAACTTATTGGAGAATTATTGTGTAAATAAACAAAATGTGTACATTTTTGATGAAAATTTTGTCAGTTGTTATGTAAATTAATATATAAAGTAATTATAGATAATTATCAACCAAGTGAAAATATATTATATATTAGTTATAATGATAATTTTTGTATACTGTTTTAATAAAATAACTTCATTTAACCAAATTAAAAATAATTTTAAATTTATGTTTGGCAAAAACAAAATGCGTTTATCTAATTTTTTAGGTAATTCAGAATCAAATAATTTGACTAATATACCAAATCAAATTCAAAAAATAATTTTTATTAAATCTAATTTGTCTATTGATATTAACACTAATATATTAGATTCAAAATTTGAATCAGATATAGAATCAAATACAGAATCTAATGACTTGATAAAAACTAAAATATTGGATAAAAAAATATTACACATTACACCTGCTGGTTTGTATGGATTTTATGATGTGGCATTATGTGAATTTATAAAAAATAGATATAATTTAGATAACCATATATTTAATGGAGCATCTGCTGGAGCCTGGAATGGATTATTTATGGTATATAAATATAATAATACAAATCTGTTAAACACAATATTAAATAATTTTAAACAAAAAAATACCAAATCAATTAAATCAGTTCAATTAGAATTAAAAAATTTATTACTGACTAATACAGCTACAGAAGATTTTGAATTTGATAAATTATTTATTACTGTAAGTGTATGGGAAAATTATAAACTTAATAATTATGTGTATACAGATTTTGAATCTTTAGAATCTGCTATTGATTGTTGTATAGCAAGTTCAAATATTCCATTATTGACTGGTGATATTATTTACAAATATAAAGGAAAAATTTCATTAGATGGTGGATTTTTATCAAAATCTCATATTATTGTAAAAGAACCAGATTTTATTATCACAAATAGTTTATTTGGAAGAAAAAGATTTTTTACATCATTATTTGATTTGAAAAAAAATATTTTAGATTTATATGTGGAAGGATTAGATGATTGTGTAAATAATGTTGATACTTTAGACAAAAATTTTAAATTGTACTAGATTCACAACTTACTCTATGTTGTAAATATATTTCATGATCATCTGAATTTGTTTGGACTAAACGATATTGATTTGAACAACTTGGATCTTCACAATCAGTTGAACTACATACATTTAATTTACCAGATACATCTTCAAATAATTCAGTACATGAATGAAAATAATTCATTCCTTCAGTTGGGGGGACATGAGGAACAATATCTCTATTATGTACTGTTCTGTAATATTCTTTAATAATAGTATTGGTAAATTCGGCATATTTTTTATCACCTACTCTTGGTTGACCAAAATTATAAACTTTTGTATCAAATCCTTCATGTTCTAATTCCATTGCCAATAATTGAGCACATGATGCTCCATATGAATGTCCGGTTACAACAATATCATATAATGGATAAAGTTTTTTTAATAATCCAACTGATTCAATTGTTTTATTTCTAATACCCAAAGCTGATTTATAAAATCCCATATGAACTTCACAATTACAGTCTGGATATGTTGTATAGGGGATTTTTTTTACTTCAAAATCATCTAACCAATTTAATTTAGATGAGGAACCTCTTAAAACTACATAAATTGTCTTTTTTTCTGGTATTATACCAATTAAACCTTCCAAATCTGTTTTAATATCATATAAAGTTTCTTTATAAATAAATCCTGATGCCGGACCAGTTAATTTCATATGACTATATTTTTCTTTGCCACAATATGCTGCTCCACTTAACCAAACTGTTGTGTTTAATTGTTCAATATTATATGAATTAGTAACAATAAAAAATGATATAATTAAAAATGCAAAAAAAATCATTATATTATTAAATAAATAATATTTTAAATTTTTTTTAATTAAAAAAAATTTAAAATTAACCTTTAAAAATTTTTTTCTCTCTTTCCAACTCTCTCTCAAATTATTTCAAAATCATTAAAAGTAATATAGTATATTAATTATAATAAAAATACAAAAATAAAAAGTATATAAGTATCATAATATATAAAAAAGAAGCAAAAATAGGGCGATAAAAGAAGCAAAAATAGGGCGAAATAGGGCGAAAATAGGGCGAAAATAGGGCAAAATAGGGCAAAATTAATGAAAAAAATAGATATAAAATTTATTTATTATAAATATATTTAAAAATTAAATATATATCGGTATATTATATAACTTTATGGTTAAAAGAAAATGTCCAAAATGTAATGCTGAATTTGACAGAAAATGTCACTATGACAGACATATGAATAGAAAGTTTGATTGTGAACAAAAGTTAGTTAATTTAAATGATAAAAACAATTTTCCAAATTCTTTCCAAAATTTTCCAAAAAACGATATTTTAAATTTAAATAATGGAATTAATGTGAATATTGATATTGATGATGATTTGGGTAATGAAATTTTTTTATGTTGTTTTTGTTCTAAATCTTATTCTTCTAAAGGTAATTTAACAAAACATTTAAAAATTTGTAAAATAAAAAAAGAAAATGATGAAGAAAAAGAAAATATTTTTAAATTATTATTAGAAAAAGATAAACAACATAAAGAAGAACTCAAACAACATAAAGAAGAATTAAAAATACATAAGGGAGAGGTCAGTGAATTAAAAAAACAAAATAAATTATTATTGGATAAAATTGATAAATTGATAAAATCAAATTCAGCAAAATCAAAAACAATACAAAATAATACAACATCAAATAGTAATAACTCAATAACAAATAATACAAACACAAATAGTAATAATTCAATAACAAATCAAACAAATCAAAATAATTTTATTACTGTTAATTTTGGCAAAGAGGATTTAAGTATTATTGATGAAAAAATGTTTATTGATAGAATTGTTAAAAAACCCCTATTATCCGGAGTAAAAATTCCTGATGAAGTATTAAAAATTATTCATTTTAACCCACAATACCCTCAATTGTCAAACATATACATTAGTGATATCAATAGAGAAAAGTGTATGGTTTTTAAGGATAATGAATGGAAACTTTCAAATATTGATAATATACCACAAATTATGGACAAAGTTTGTGTATTTTCTTCTGATCAAATTAACACATTAAAAAATAAACATCCAAATAATAAACCACTTCAAGATAGATTAAATGTAGTTGAAAAATACAATAATATGATAGACAATGATTATGTTGAAGATTTAAAAGACAATCAAGACAACTTAAATGAAAATCAGGTTCAAAGATGTGAAGAATTTCAAAAACATACATATAACACCTTCAAAAAAACATTATATAATGAAGGTAAAAAAATTAAAAAAACTCTGAATACTAAAAAAATTGAAAAATAATTATAATTATACTAATGATATATATCACATATATATTTAATAAAATTTATTAAAAATGGAATCGTGTCAACAAACTCAGACCCAATCCCAAACTCAATATGAAACATATTCATATTCAGCAGATACAGCTAATGTAATGAGTATATTAGTAAAAAGTATTTATACTAATAAAGACATTTTTTTGAGAGAATTAATTTCTAATGCATCTGATGCTATTAATAAAGCTTGTTTGGTTGAACCCAAATATAAAATTGGAAATGAAATTAAAATTAGTTTTGATTCAGACTTATCCCAACTTGTTGTACAAGATTCTGGGTGTGGTATTTCTAAACAAGACCTTATTAATAAGATTGGTTCTATCGGAACATCTGGAACCAAACAATTTATGAACTTAATTACAGAGTCCAAAGATAAACTAATAGGACAATTTGGTGTTGGGTTTTATTCTGTTTATTTGGTTTCATCCAAAGTACAAATTATTACAAAACCAATTGGAGAAAATAAAATTTGGGAATGGATTTCCGATTCAGAATCAACCTATTCAATTAGAGAATTAGATTCTTATGATGATGATAATTTCACTAGAGGAACCAAAATAATTTTAACATTAAATCCAGATTCAGTAGAATATTCTAATCAGGATAAATTAATGGAAATAATCAAAACACATAGTTCTTATATTGAATATCCAATTATGTTTGAAAAAACTGAGAATGTAAAAAATCCTGATGGTAAATACTTAGATGAAAAAGTATGGGTTAAAATGAATTGGATTCCCCTATGGGCTAAACCCAAATCTGAAATTACTCCACGAGATTATGTGGATTTTTATCTTCATAATATTCAAGATAACTTGGAACAACATATTAAAGAAGAACCTATAATTTATAAACATTTTAAGGTTGAAGGAGCTGTAAACTTTACAGCTTTACTATATATCCCTGCTAAAGCACCATTTAATTTATTTGAACCATCTAAACGTGGTCAATCTCTTAAATTGTACACAAAAAATGTTCTTATTACTTCAGACCATAAAGATTTGTATCCAAAATGGATGGAATTTGTCAAAGGCATTGTAGATACTTCAGATATTGAACTTAATGTATCAAGACAAACAATTCAAAATACAAAAAAATTACGTAAAATTTCAAATCAATTAGTTAAAAAAGTAATTGAGATGATGGAAGAATTAGTTGAGATGGGAGAATCCGTTTATAATAAATTTTATCATGAATTTTCTTGCTCAATTAAAAATGGTATTCATGAAGAATTTTCACGTGATTCTGATTCTTATAGAGATTCAGATGGTAATGAAAGGATGATTGGGAATAAATATGCTAAACAAATGATGAAGTTATTAAGATTTAATACTTCGTTAGGAAGATATGTTGGATTTGATGATTATGTTAAATCATCTAAACCTGAACAAAAAGCAATTTATTATATTGCTGGAGATAAAAAGGAATCTCTTGAATTATCTCCTTTTATGGACCGGTTAAAGGATTTAGGATTAGAAGTATTATATTTTGAAGAACCAATTGATGAATATATTAAAGGATTTTTAACCGAATACAAACAAAGTGATTGGGCAGATGAACCAGGTGAATTGGTTGGGATACATGACCAAGGATTTGAAAGATTTAAAGAACCTGATATGACAGATTTAAAAACTAAAACATTTGTTGATGTTTCTAGAGATAAATTATTAATTTCAGATTTGGTTATAAAAAATTCTAATTCATCCAATTCAAATTTAATTACTAAATCTCAAGGAGATGAATTATGTTTAAAATTAAAAGAATTGTATCAAAGTCTAGGAATAATTTTTTTTGAAGTAAAATTAGATGAAAAATTTACATCAGTACCCGCAATTATTGTAAATCATGTTCATTTATCTGCTCAATTAGAAAAATTACTTAATAATAGTGCCGCAACTAAAAGAACTGAACAATATAAACCTGTTTTTGAACGTAAAGATATGTTAATTTCAAGTTCAAATCAAATTGTTCAATACCTTTATACAAAATTATGTGTGGAAAATGTTCCAATTGATAATAAAGAAACAATTGAACTAGCTAAAACAATATACACAAGTGCTTTGATTGCAGGGGGATATGAACCAGATAATGCTTTTATGTTTATTAAAAAATTTAATCAATTATTGTTTGAATCTATTTCAAAATAAATATAATTTTTATATTATTATTTAGCATTTTTTCCCGATTAAATAAACTTTTCTAATTGGTTCAGAAAAATCTATTATAACTCTGGTAACATCTGAATACAAACCTTGTGTAGCAGTTACCATAAATTCTTGGACCAATATATCTGTTAATCCACCAATAGTTCCTTGAGATGATGTTTTTGTTATATAATTAGCTATCCATTCAACTTCACCAATAATTTTTGTTTTATTTTCATTATAAGTAGTTAATATATATCTTTCAGTAACAGAATTTAAATCTGGAATATTTCCAATTTAATACATATTATAAATATAATTATAAGTAGGACCTATACATTGTTCTCCAATAAATTTTGCTTCAACATAACCATATGCTGCCATTGTATTGGGAGGAATTGCAATATCTCTTGCCATAACAACATCTGGTGTAAAATCAGCAACATCATAATTAACAACAGATAAAATTTTGTCATTTTTGTTTAACTTTTCAAGTACTAAATTTGAAGAAGGCATCGTTTTGTATATATATTATTTTAATTATGTTTTGGGGGAGGGATAATGAATTAGTATGAGTATAATATAAAAAATTGAAATAATAAAATATTATTTAGAAATATGTATTATATTTAAATAATAAAAATGTATACCATAAAAATTTACAACTCAGGAGATAAAGTTTATGATATTTGGAGAAAAAAATCAGGTACTGTTAAATATTTGAGAAATGATGAAAGAGAAAAAAATTGTCGCAAAACAAATCCAACTCATTTGTATTATTTTATTGAATATGATGATGGGTCTTTTGATACTTATATAAGTGGGAATGATTTAACTTTATTTGAAACAAGTACAAATTCTGAACAAGATTACAATTTGGCTAAACAAATGGATAATATAATATTTAATCCAGGATTAAGATTTATGAATACACTAAATAAAAAAACAGGTACTATAAGATATTTAAGAAATGATGAATATGAAAAAAAATACCACCAATTTAACCCAACTCATTATTATTATCATGTTGATTACGATGATGGAAGTTTTGAAACCTATGAAAATGGTAAAAATCTTATTCCAATTTAATTAAGTTCATTAGATTTATCAATTTGAAAATGCAAGTCCCCCCATTCCGCTCA